ATAAGTTTATACTTGATGTTGCTGTTTAAGGAAGTTGCATTAAGCACTAAAGGCAGGTGGTAGTCACGGAATATGACAATGGCTATTCCTAATAGAAAACAGCCCCAATACTAAATAGGTCAATAAAAAGGTCAAGTAATTGCTTGACTTGGACAGTGTTTTATGATATAGAGGTCTCTAACTTGGCTAACGGAAAAGGGAAGTCCAGTTCTAACGGCCATGGCCGTAATGGCTATAACGGGAACGGTAACAGTATTAGCCATAATAAGCGGCAATTCCTTGAGAAGTACCCTGAGTATGGCACGGTCGGCGCCACCATGCGGGCTATCGGCGTCAAGTGCCGCCGCACCTTCTACAAGTGGTGTGCATCCGACCCGCGCTTCAAGGAAATTTATGAGACAGAGCTTCTACCCAATAGACGGGATGAACTTGCCTCAATGATGTACCGGATGGGAACCGGACGGCTAGGGTTTCATCTCAAGACGACAACCTATAAAAACGGCACAATTGTAGAGGAAGAAGTGCCGAATGAGATACCGCCGACACAGCTGACAGCCATGTTCGGTTTCCTCAAGGCCACAGACCACAACGAAGACCCCGATGCGAAGGATCGACTGGTGTTCTGCGAGAAAAACCAGGTAGAAATATCCGGTGCCGGTGGAGGCCCGGTAAAGGTTGAACATGATGCAAAAGGTAAACTCCTTGCTGAGCTCAATAAGTTAGCCGAAAGGTCAAAAGAGGGGAAGGAATAATGCTAGAACTAGGCGAAATAAAATCTGCCAGAGAACTTGGATATAAATGTAGCAATAAAGTTCAATGGGTAGCTTGTCCAGATTGTGGTAAAGAACATTGGGCATGGCTTGATAGGAGAAGACCTAATATATCATGTTGTCATTCTTGTATTATGAAACGGAAGAATTGGGTTGGTTCTAATCATCCAGCATGGAAAGGTGGAAGGAAGATATGGAATGGATATGTTATGGTATATCTACAACCTGATGACTTTTTTCGTTCTATGGCTGACTGTAATGGTTTTGTGAGAGAGCATCGTTTAGTAGTTGCCAAAAGATTAGGAAGGTGTTTACATAGCTGGGAAATTGTTCACCATAAAGACCATATCCGAGACCATAATGTAGATGATAATCTCCAACTTGTTTCAGATGATAGGCACAAGCAAATCAGCATTTTGGAAGCAAAATTGAATAAACTTCTAAAAGGGCAGGATGACTTGAAGAAAGAAATTCGGCTATTAAGGTTTGAAAATAAACAGTTGCGAGAGGAACTATGTTACCAAATTCATTAGCATACTCAATCGCTATGCTTCCAGAGCGGGAGAGGCAGAAGGCGATAAACAGCCTGAGTGATAAAGAGGCAGACGCTCTTATATATGATTGGGAATATAGAGCCAGACGTAACCAGCTGTCGCCAAAAGGCGATTGGCTGGTATGGTTACTTCTGGCTGGTCGTGGTTTTGGCAAGAGCCGGGCGGGTGCGGAGTTCATCCGTCGCGAGGTTGAGGCCGGGCATTCCCGACGGATAGCGCTTGTAGCCAAAACACCAGCGGATGCTAGAGACGTGATGATTGAGGGTGACTCAGGGATATTGTCGATTAGTCCTCCGTGGTTTAAGCCGGAGTATGAGCCGTCAAAACGCCGGTTGACCTGGCCTAACGGGACTATTGCCCTGGTATTTTCGTCAAAAGAACCCGATCAGCTCCGCGGTCCCCAGTTCGACCTTGCCTGGGCTGATGAGATAAGGACATGGTACTACCCGCAGGAGACATGGGATAACCTGATGTTCGGCCTGCGTCTAGGGGAGCACCCGCGGGTAGTGGCTACCACTACCCCACTGCCTATCAGGCTGGTTAGGAATCTCTTGGCGCAGGCCGATACCGTGGTTAGTCATGGCACCACCTATGAAAACCGGGCAAACCTCGCCCCTAGTTTCTTCCGTCAGATTATATCAAAGTACGAGGGCACCAGGCTAGGCCGGCAGGAGATATCCGCCGAGATGCTGGAGGAGGTACCCGGCGCCCTGTGGAAAAGGGCTGATATCCTCTATACCCCTCACCCTGAGTTAGTGCGGGTGGTGGTAGCGATAGACCCGGCTATGACATCCAGTGAAGCGGCGGATGAAACCGGCATTATTATTGCCGGCAAGGGCATAGACGGGAAAGGCTATGTCCTGGCAGACAGGTCGGGGAGGTTCTCCCCGGATAGCTGGGCAAGGCGGGCGGTACAGGGCTTCGATGACTTCAAAGCGGACCGGATAATCGGTGAGGTCAACAATGGTGGCGAGATGGTGGGGCTCACTATTAAGACTGTCCGCAACGTGCCCTACAAGGCCGTCCATGCCAGCCGGGGAAAGCAGGCTAGAGCCGAGCCGATAGCCGCTCTCTATGAGCAGCATAGAGTGTTCCATGTCCAGCCATTTCCAGAATTAGAGGATCAGATTTGCACATGGACACAAGAGAGCGGAGATTCGCCTGACCGCCTTGATGCTCTGGTTTGGGCTCTATCGGAACTATTCCCTGAGATATTCCTGGAACCCGAATCGCAGGAGCAGGTGGTCGTTTTCGACAGTATGCAACTCGTAGGGAATATGGATTTGAGGTAAAAACATGGCTGATAAACTGAGCTTTGAGCTTGCAGAACTGGCTGAAATCATCCGGGAAGCCTCCGCTACCGTTGAGGATGAGCTGGCCATTGAGGACCGGGGCTGGGAACGGGCAGGTAGGACCGCCAATGAGATAATCACCGAGATGGCGAGGCAGGATGCAGTAAAGCTCTCCCGTCTCTACTACACCAAGGACCCGCTGGCAAAGCAGGCTATCCGGCTCTGGACGGACTATACCTTCGGCACCGGCATGACCTGGCAGTGTGAGGATAAAAAGGCTCAAAAGGCACTGGGGGCTTACTGGGACTCCCGCGATAACCGGCCTGTACTGGCAGCAGCCGGGCAGCGGAAGTGCTCCACTAAACTGCTGGTAGAGGGCGAGATTTACTTCGCCCTCTTCTTGGGTAGAGAGGTGAGGGTCAGGACTATCGACCCCCTGGAGATAACGGAGATAATCACCGACCCGGATGACCGGGAAGATGAGAGATATTACAAGCGCGAGTGGTCTGATGCCCAGGACGGGCAGCACACCGACTATTATTGCAGCCACCGCAACCCGAAGGATAAGCCATGCAAGGATATCTTTGGTACCTCAGTACGGGCTACCTCGAATGCTCTTGATGCGGTCGTTTACCACCTGGCTTTCAATACGATAGGGCAGCGCGGGATGCCTTTACTCTTACCGGCGCTGGACTGGATAAAGCAGTACCGGCGGTTTTTGGCTTCCAGGGTTGCTATTATGTTGGCACTGGCACGGTTCGCCTGGAGAAGTAAGCAGTCCGGCGGGGCGGTAGCGGTAGCCGCAGCCAAGGCAAAACTTAACGAGCAGGAGATACCGGCAGGCTCTGTCCTGCTGGAGAACCTCGGCTCGGACACACAGCCAATCCGTACTGACAGCAATGCCCGCAATGCTTATGATGACGGCAGGATGCTCAAGCTACAGGTGGCGGCAGCGGTAGGTATACCGGAGCAATATTTCGGCGATATCTCAATCGGCAACCTGGCCACGGCAAAGACGGTAGAACTGCCCATGATGAAGATGTTTCAGTCCTATCAGCAGGTGTGGTCGGATGCTTTCCAAGACATGGACGAGATAGTGCTGGAGAATGCCCATCTTCCTATCGATACCCCTATAGACCGTGACTTCCCGGCCATCGCCCCCGAAGATGTGTTTGCTGCGGCTCAGGCGATATCAACAATCATCACCGCCATGCCTGAGTTTGCCACTATCAGGGATGTCCGGCAGATAGCCCTGATGAGCCTGGGGATTAACAACACCGCCGATGTTCTAGATGCACTGGATGGTCAGAGCGAGAGTATAGCCGCCGTGAAGTTCTCCCGGGCGGCAAAGGATATCAGGGAAGTGCTGGTGGAGCTAAGAGGAGGCAACAATGGTCACAGGTAAGAAGAAAACCAGGAAGGCAGTCAAGAAGGCCGCACCTATAGCTGTTGAGGCTGCTGTGGAGCTTGAACCCGAGATGATAACCTGTCCTGTCTGTCATGGCACCAAGATTCAGGAGTTGCACCACGGGCTATTGACATTCAAGTGCCGGAAGTGTGATGGCGAGGGGAAGATAAAAGCCAGATGAAAACCGCAGTAGTATCTGAGGTTCTGGGTATCGTTATTCACCAGCTTGATGAGATTATCCAACTGGCTGAGGCACAGGTGCCCGCAAACCCGGCTTCCCCAGATAACGAGAGGCTGGAGAGGAAGTATGCCCGCCTCATGGCAGGTTATTTCAAACAACTGGAGCAGGCTTTCCCCTATGACAAGCTGGCCGAGTTGTACTACAAGTATGTCGCTGTAGAGAGCAGGCTATCAAGAATCTGGCGCCGGATAGTAGAGGCTGGACCAATCAGTGATGTCAACGCTTTCATGGACCCGCTCTTGAGGGCATTTAGTAACCGATTGCTCACCGATGTTATCGGGCAGCATGTGGCGATTTATTTAGCCGGTAGTGCTCAGATGACCTTCTGGGGCAGAACCAAGGGCGGTATTCCTATAGCCTACGAGGGGCCGCCTATACAGCAGGCAATAAGCTATGCTCAAAAACACTGTGCTACATTGGTGACGCAGATGGGGGAGGAGAGCAAGCGGCTCATAGCCCAGACCGTTAGTGACGGAATCGCCAACAAGCGGGGCATAGACGGGCTGGCTAGGGACATCAGGAGGCAGTTTACCGATATGCGGAAGGTGCGGTCACAGACCATAGCACGGACAGAATCATGCGATGCCCTTCAGTCTGCCTTCGTGGATAGGTCAAAGGACATGGGGGTTACTGGCAAGGAGTGGGTGGTGACTGACCCCTGCCCGATATGCCAGCAGAACGCAGGAATTGTTGTGCCCCTCGATGGTGTATTTCCGAGTGGGGATAGCAGGCCGCCAGCGCATCCCCGGTGTCGGTGCGCCTTGGCTCCCGCGATGATAGGTGAAAAATGACCGACAGAGTAGAACTTGAAAACAGAGAGGACGAAATTCTCAAGAAAGAACTTGAGAAGATTGACTGGCCTATCCGTTATGGTATAATTACTATACAACTACGAGACGGAAAGCCAACACTGGGCAGGATTGAGCGCACGGTTAAGTGGGACTAAGCCCTTAATCTTTAACAACTGAATACATAAGCCGAAAACGGAGGAACCGACAGGCTTTTGAGTGAAAACTCAGACTTGTCGGTTCTTTTATTTTGAGTAAAAAGGGGGGTTGGAGATGCCATATCCGACATTAGATAGCCTGCCTGATGTCGTCAAACAAATGCCTGTAGGGGCACAACATATATACCAGAGTGCTTTCAATTCCGCTTATGAGCAATACAAAGACAGGGGAGACCAGCGGGAGCCATTATCGCACGGCACCGCCTGGGCTGCCGTCAAGACCAAGTACAAACAGGACAATGAGGGAAACTGGGTTGCCAAGGAGGGTACCATGAAGGAATCCATATCCGTGGAGAACAAGCGCCAGCTCCTGCAGAGTGCGCTACTGGCCAAATTCGGCGAACCGGCATCCGGCATGAACTACTGGGTAGAGGACATGACCGATACCGATGTCGTTTACAGCCAGGACGGCCAGTCCTACCGGGCCGCCTACGTTGTCGGCGAGGACGGCAATATCACCCTGGGGGAGCCGGAGAAGGTGGTCAGGCAGACGGTCTATGCTTCTGTCGAATCCCTGCGGAAGGTCTATTCGGACATCATCCAGGAGGTCGGCAGAAGAAACGCCTCCACCGACTCGGCCCGCATCAGGAAGATAGTGGAGCTGTGCCAGGAGTTGCTTTCCTCAGAGGATGAAGCGAAGGCGAAGGAAGCTCTCAAAGAAGCGAAGTCGGTTCTGGCCTGGCTGAAGGAGCAGGCGGCTATGAAGACCGAGGATGGGGTTGAGTTCCCGGCTGCTGCCTATGCCTATGCGCCTGACCCTGAAAAGCCGTCAGAGTGGAAGCTGAGGCTATGGGAAGACCCGACCAAGAAGGTGACTCGTAAGCAGCTCGGGGCGGCGGCGGCGGCTCTTAGTCCAGGCGGGTTCCGGGGGCAAAAGGTGGATATCCCCAGCGATGACCTGCCCGGTGTAAAGCGGAAAATCAGGGCGGCCTACCGCTCCCTGGATGTGCCTGATGATGAGATGCCGCGGTGGATTAAGGAATCTGAGAGCCGGGAGCCAGTGTTTGAGGTAACCCAGCTCACTGAGGCTGAGTTAAACAATAAAGGAATCGCTCAGCTGGTGGTAATACAGCCGGGATTTAATGCCAGCAAGGAGAAGTACTACCCGGCTGATATGCTGGCCAGGGACTACTCGGTGTTTGAGGGAGCAAAGATGTTCTCCGACCATGCCACGGAAGCCGAGGAGAAGGAAAGGCCCGAGAGGTCTATCAAGGACTGGGTAGCCACATTAAAGAACGTCAAGGTCGATGAGCAGGGGAGGGTTGTCGGTGAGGCGGTCGTGATTGAACCCTGGATGCAGGAGAAGCTGGCCCAGCTCAGAGATAAGGGACTCCTATCGGAGATGGGGGTCTCCATCAATGCGGTGGGCACGGGGATACGCTCCACCATCGAGGGCATCAAGACCAGCGTCATCGAGAAGCTGAACCGTATCCGCTCCGTTGACTTTGTTACCTGGCCGGGTGCCGGTGGAATGGTGACTCTCTATGAGGCAGACAGGGAACATGATGTTGACCTGATTAACCTGGAGACCTTCAGGGAGCGCCGCCCAGACCTGGCTAAACAAATCGAATCCGCAGCTAAGGCGGAAATAATGCAGGAGGTAAAGCAAAAGATGGAACTGGAGGAGAGAGTGAAGGAACTCGAAGGGGAGGTGGGAACACTGACCGACGAGAACACGGACCTCAAAGGGAAGATTGCCGAGGCGGATAAGGCCAAAGCAAAAGCCGAAGCCCAGGCCAAAATAAAAGAGGCCGTGGGCAAGGCCGAGCTGCCCGATGCTACCAGGGCAAGGATAACCGAGAGGTTCAAAGATGCCGAGAGCGATGAGGGCGTGGCTGAGGCTATCACGGACGAGGCTACCTATATCGCCACCCTGGCTGAGGCCGGGAAGGTAAAGGGAATGGGCACTACCAGTGCCGACCCCAACCCGGAGAAGTCCAGGGCAGCGCTGAAGGAGAGCTTCAAGGCGAGCTACAAAGCCGCCGGAAAGCCCGATGATGAAGCTGAGAAGCTGGCCGAGATTGCTGCCACCGGAAGGTAGGAGGTAGGTATGGACTCTAAGAAGCTACGTCTTTGTATGGCTCTGAAATGCCCTTACCTGAAAGGCAAAACCTGCACGGCGGAAAAGTGCGATAAGGGGGTGCGATAGTGGCAGGAACTCCAGACATAACCAATCCCTATTATGACCCATATCGCCTAGCAGGTGAGGAAATTTCTTCTACCAATGAAGGGCGGCACATAAATGTTAAAGAGTCAGATATCGGAGCACATCCAGCCCACACTGACGGCCTAGTTGACAAAGGCGACCCCGTTGCTTTGTTTGATGCTGTCGGGGTAGCCCTAAAATCGGCTCAATCAGCGAATGACATAATCCCGGTAGATACTGAGGGCATCTGGAGATTGTCAGTGACAAATACTGGTCTCAACAACTTCGTCACGATAGTCCCTGGGCAAGTTCTCTTTATCACTGTAGGTGGTGTGATAACCGATGACTGGGTAGGCAGTTATGCCATATTCGGCTTTGCCCTTCAACCGATTGACAGTGTAAGAACTGAAATTATCGCTGTCAAGGTACATTGGATGTACCCGTACTGGTTTTACGACCCAGTGCAGCAAGGACCGTAAAAACTAGAGGAGGTAAACATAATGCCTGAGAAGAAAACAGAGAAAAGGCCTACGGCTGAAGAGATTGCAGCTTATGAAAAGGAAATGGAAGAACTAAAAGCTGCAAAAGCAGCCGACATGAAAAG